GTCGTGCCGTCCTGACCCGTGATGCGGCTGGAGGAACCGCTGATGGCGGAGCCAGCCTCGAACAGGTAGTCGAACACAGCCGTGGCGAAGGACGGGATGTTGCCGTTGATCACCCAGTCGCCCTCGTCGAAGTCGATCAGTTCGTCGTACTGGTCAACCCGGTAGAGGTTGTCGGGGTCGGACGGGGCCAGAGTGAAGGAGTCCTGCTCGGTGAAGATCTGGTCCGCACTGGCAAAGGACAGTCCCGCCAGATTCACCCCAGAGGAGTTGTACGGCAGGAGGGAGATAGCTGCGTTACCTTTGTGGAGGTCGTCCAGCATCTGATGGGTAAGAGTAGGAGAATTAGCCATAGCTTATGAGAGTTTTACTTTGATGATAGTTTGCAGTTGGAGTATTCTAACGTGGAAGCCGTAGTCGTCTGCCGTGTCCCCAATGGTCTTTGGCGTGTCGTCAAGCAGGTATCGGCCGTCGTCGTAAGGCAGGCCCTTCACCAGCTTCTTGTACATCACCGAGAGCTTCTTTCCGTTCTTCTGGTTGGAAATGTCCTTCGCAAAGAGGTGGATGGCAATGGTACAAGTACCGTATGCGTCGTGGTCCACCACAGTCCCCGACACCTTCACCACGCAGAAGTCGTTTCCGGCAATATCAGCAGATTTCGGCCTGTTGTTGTACACAGTGGCCGAGACCTTTATCTCATCGCGCAGAATCTCTTTCAGGCGGGTTTCAATGTCGGTTATGTCGAAATCGTTCATAGACTCATCTTCTTGAAGTGCTTGCGGAATAGTTCGGGGGTGAGTGCCATCACATCTTCCAGAATGTCGATTTCGTAGTCGGCTTGGTAATAGTTCATCGGGTGCATACCCGCCATCACTACGCCGACCCAGCCCTTCTGATTCACCTCGGAGAGGATCTGGTCCAGTGCGGCATTCGCCTTTCCCAGCGGACCATCGCCTTCTGCCTTGACATATCGCTTAACCTCCTGCCCGTCGTGGACAATCAGCCAGCCGTAGTTCTCGCCTTTCTCGATGTGGTGACGATGTTCCGGGTCGTGGAACTGGAGCGCGAGCTTCACAGCTTCGCCAAGAAACGCCTCGAATGCACGAGGAATCAATTTCTGCTCGCTGCGGCGGAGACGGGCAAATGCCGCCTTTATCCGCCTGTCGTTATCCGTTTTCAGACTCATCGCCGTCGTCCTCATCATCGTTGTCAGGAACGTCGCCGCTGCCGCTGTTGTCGCCAGTGCTGGGGCTGGTGTTGTCAACTGGCTTCACGCCTTCGTTCTTGATGCGGTCGAACCAGATCAAGGTCCCGAGATTGAAAGTGTCCTTCTTGACAACCACCCCACGGAAAGTCTTTTCGTAGTCGGTCAATTCGAGGATGTCCCCCGGATTGAGCGGTGTCAGGAAGATAGGGCACGAAATCTTGTAGTCAGATACAATCACGTCCCCGGCCCGCATAGTGTTCATAGAACTCTGCCTGTAACCGAAAGGGATGCTGTCCACTTCCTCCGTGATGAACTTGCCATCGGCATCGAATGTCGGCTGGTTGTCCACCATCACGACGGCCGTCAACGTGACGACAGCGGCAACGGGATCACCGTTTTCGTCAGTGATGGGGTCGCCGTGTTCGTCAAGGCCCTCGCGAATGACGCGAAGCGTGTGTGGAAACTGCGGATTGTACATCGCTACTATTTCTTGCTGTAGATGTCTCTCATCTTGAACTTGCTCGTCACGGTCTCATCTGCCTTCGGGTCGTTCCATTTAGCATACAGCCGCATTGCCTGATCTCTCAAAGCCCTGCGGTCGAACACGTTCTTGGCCGACTTCTGCAGCTGATAGCCGTTGTCGGAGATATACTCGCCAGAAGCCTTCACGGAGGATCCGGCAGCGTACATCAGAACGTCGGCGTAGCAGAGGTCGCGCTGCTTCTCCGTCAGATTCGCGGCAGGGGTCCCCGCCGGAATGTTGCGGTTGAAAAGAATCGCGGCCAACGTTTCCTGCGTCAGGTCGAAATCGACCATTCCACGGAGCCAAGTTTCTACTGTGTACGCTGCCATAACCTTCGTGCTGCTTTAAGCGATGGGGAAGAAGTAGAACAGGTACTGCGGCGAGGTCGGAACGACCAGCGAGGTCATTTCGGTGTAGTACCCCTGACACTTCTCAACAGCGTCGGCATCCACCGTCAGGAGGAGACGACCGTCGTAGAAGTGGCCATAGGTCGCGGACGCGCTCTGGAAGGTGATAGGCATCACCGTCAGGATCGTACCCACGTTGCCGTCCGGCACGAACACCACGACATCGGAGTTGAAGGCGTTGATCTGGGGCTTCTCCAGCGACTTCTTGGTCTTGTCGTACTTCTCGACGGCCACGAGGCTGTCGATGGCCACGACAGGCACGCCAATCAGTTCCTCGAACACGGTCTTGCGGCGCAGCTCGGGCAGAGCGGCAGCAGCAGGCTGGGTGTCGGAGACGGAACCCATCGGCCACAGGTTGATGGCGATGGCCTTTGCCACGGAGCTGTGGCGCAGGATGCGGCGCAGGAAGGCGGAGTTCACCTCCAGATGGCCCTTGATACCCTTGTCGAGGATGGGCTGCAGGAAGGCGGTGAGGTCGGCGATAACGTCGGAGGAGCTACCCTCGGCAGCGTAGGTGTTGTCGGTCCACCACTTGTTGTTCGCGCTGGAGCTGCGGAAGCTGGAGGCGTTCTTCTTGTTGGCGGAAGGAACACTGGCACTGAACGTCACGTTCTTGATACCCTTCGGGTTGTTGCTGTCGGTGAGGGTCAGCTTCCCGGCGGAAATCATCTGGTGACGCTGGTAGGTCAGGGAGTTGGTGTGACCGCCGATGAGTTCGTCCAGAGTCTCGAACAGCTTGCGCTTCGCGGAACGGACGGCTTCGTCGGAGGTCTCGCCGAACATACGCTCGGTGATGAGCTGCTTGCGCACCTTGTCCTCGTTGAAGTAGATCACGTCCTTCATACGAGGAATCTTGCCAGTGAGCAGGGATGCACCCTCAACGCCACGCGGGATGGGCTTGGAGTCGAGGTCGTAGTAGTTCGCCATCGCGGTGATGCCGAGTTCCTTCTGCACCTGCTCGTAGGTGAACTCCAGCTGCATATCGGGGTCGAAGCTGAACCCGGGGATCTGGAGACCGTTGTACTTCTCGGCAAGGGTCTTGTCGAGGAAGCCCTGCAGTCGCTTGCTGGTGGTGTCGCCACGGAAAGCACGGGCGAGAAGGTCGTAGAATTGTACGGGATTGGTATTCATAACTTTCTCTCCTATGGTTTATTCGTTGTGCTGATAGACACCCGGGCAGACGGCCTTCATCTGCGCCTTGCAAGCAGCAGCGGGAGTGCGGTCGATGAGGATGCCGGACTGGTGATACATCACGGCGGCTCCCGTGGCGGCGGTGGCTTCGTCAGTCACGTCGTAATCGAGGCCGAGGTAGATGTCGTTGTAGAGGTAGGCGTTCGGCTGCTTGGCCATAGCCTTGTCGTTTCCGGCAGACGCGGCAGCAGAGAACACGATCAGGTCGCCCTCGGAGGGTTCGTCGATGGAAGCTGCCTTCGAGACGGTGATCTCGTAGCAACCCTTGTTGTCGCTCTCGTCAGAGGTGATTTCGGTCACACTCACGACTGCAGCGGCCTTGCCAGTGGCATCGAAGGTTGCGCCGAGGACCATAATCTTGTCGCCAGCTTCGGGGATGAACTTGGCCTTGCCGTACACGCAGGGCTTCACGACGATGGTGTCGTAAGCGGCGGAGCCGACGGCGGCGGTGAAGTCCACAACCTCGAAAGCGATGAGAGGAGTGATCACCTTTGCGGTGATGTTGATGGGGGTTCCGGCGGGGAACAGGACACCCGGCTGGAGGTAGTCCTTATCCACGGTTCCGCCCACGGGAATGGCTTCGACAGTGCCGAGCCACACAGGAATCGACATCGGGCCGAAGTCCTGCTTGGTCTTGCCATAAGCGTTGAAAGAACTTTTCATCGGATAGTGGAGTTAAAATGTGAAGTGTTATGCGTCTTTCTTCGGGAGCTTACCTTCACGGCGCATCTGATCGGCGAAGTCGTCGTCCTCCGTACCAGTGTACTCGGGAACAGTCTTGCTGTGGTGATGCGGCATCGGGCCGTCGCCATAGAACTTGGTGTACTTCGCGTCGTAGTCGGATTTGAGTCGGGTGGCGATGTCGTCAGCCTTCTCGTCGTCCTTCCATTCGGCCTTGTCCAGAACCAGATCAAGGATGTTGTCGTTGTCGGACCCGTTTTCCTTCATCTTGGAACGGATGCTGGCCAGCATTTCGGCGCGAGCCGCCTTCTTGTCCTTCTCCTCGTTGGCCTTCTTCAAGTTCTCGATTTCCTCCTTCATCTTCTTGATTTCGGGGTCCTCGGTCTCGGTAGGCTTCGGAGGCTCGGTCGCAGGGTGCTCCTTCTTGTACTTGTCAAACTCGGCCTGCAGGGTCGCTTTTTCGCCGCGAACCTTGTCGGTGTCGGTCTGATAAGCCTTGATGAGTGCTTTGGTTTCGTCAGCCTTGACGACCCCATCAATCTCATCTGCATTGGTAACGGTTTTTACGAGGACAGAGGCCACCCCGTCAAACGCCTTGTCGCTCAACCCCGACTTCGCGTACTCGGTTTTGAGAGCTGTCAAAAGTTTAGTTTTCATACAGAAACTGGGTTTTGGTTATACATTAAAAGCCCGAATCCGAGGCGGTAATCACCACCTCAAACCCGGACTCCGTGTTGGTCTCTTGGACGCTATCGGTCGCTGATGTGTCTCTACGGACGCTCTATATGTCTTTTATCTCGACTTCGCTCTTTGCCTTGCAGTTCCTACACACAATGCTGTAGCGAAGCCGACCCTTCAACTCGATTATGCGCACGGGAAGGGCCTTCCCGCACTGCGGGCAGACCACCTTCACTTCTTTTTTGCTGTCGTTGTTCTCGGCCATAAATCTCGTTGAAATCTGCGGCAAATATAAGTGGGAAAAACAATAAAATGAAATAATTATTTCAGATTATTTCAATAAATATGTCATCTTTGCGTCGTATGGCGAAAAAAGTAATCAGAGACGATAGCAAGTATCTGGACCCCGTGTTCCTCAAATACGGGCAAAAAGTCTATACCTACGAATACATCGAAATGCTGCGGGAGGAGAACCTGCAGTTGAAGGCACAAGGCAAGCGCAGCTACAATCTCGTGCCGCAAAAAGGCTTTCAGGAGCGCGTTGCGGAGGCCGATGCAGACCTCCTTATCATAGGCGGCAAGAAGGGCGGCGGAAAGACTTGGATCGCCCTTTTCAAGGCCCTGCCCTACATCTTCAACCCAGATGTGTCGATGTACGCCTTCCGTAAGTACGAGGACGACGTAAAACGTGGCCCGTGGAAGGCAAGCCAGCCCGTATTTCGTGGCTTCGGCACGCCGAAGGAGTCATACTTCGAGTGGTCATTCCTGAACGGTAAAGGGGCCTCTTTGAAGATGGAGCACCTGATGGACCTCGGCAAGATTACGGACCGATTCCGTGGCGCGGAGCTGGCCTACATCGACCTCGAAGAATTGCCGGAGCATACCCGCGAAAGCGTCAAGATCATCTTTGACTTCCTCTCCGTCAACCGTAACACGGCAGGCGTGAAGTCACAGGTCGTGGCTACCTGCAACCCGGTGGGCTGGAGCAACAAGCTGCGCAAACTGCTGGAATGGTACATCGACCCGGAGACGGATATGGTCATTCCCGAGCGCGACGGCAAAAAGCGGTATATGTTCAACTGGGGTGACGACATCAACCAGATTGCGTGGGGCAACTCGTGGCAGGAGGTGTACGCTCATCCGAAGGCGAAGGAGAAGATTGACCTGCTCCTGATGGGTGCGCCCGACCTCACGCCGGAGGATATGATACTGACGATGCAGTTCATCGAAGGTGACTATGCCGACAACAAAATCCTGCACATTTCCGATAAGCGATACGTCTCTCGTCTGGCCAGCGGTGGTGGAGCCTCCGTCGTCAACGATATGCGCGGCATCTGGCGCGACATCGACAGCGGCACGGGCTTGCTCTCCGACGAGGATATGGAATCCTTTTTCAACAACACGGAGCGCAGGGACGGCGTGATGCGGGCCTCTGCAGACGTAGCCCTCACTGGCGACTTCTTCGTGATTTACGCCTTCGACGGCCACCACATCGTTGACGTTGAGGCGTGGTTCGGGGTTCCGTCCGACGACGTGGTTCCCTTCATCAAGAAGTTCTTGAAGAAGAACGGGGTCCGCGAGGAGAACTTCACCTACGACAAAAACGGCCTCGGCCTCTGGCTGGAGGGTCACTTCAAGAGCAGCGTCGGCTTCAACAACAAGTCCGCGGCATCCGATCCCCGGCTGTGGAACAACCTCAAATCCGAGTGCGCGGAGAAGTTCGTCAAGGCCATCAAGAACAAGGAATACTCCATTGCGGAGGAAGTTCTGGATCGCAAGTACACCGACAAGAAGGGCCACACCTTCACCGTCCGCGACCGCCTGAAAGCCGAGCGTCTGGCCCTCAAACGGAAGGACAACGAGGCCAGATTCGAGATCATCACCAAGCAGCAGATGAAGCTGGAGATAGGCCACAGCCCGGACTTTATCGAGGGCCTGTTTATGGTCACACCGCTTTTCGCCCGTAACAAGAAATGCGTCCGCAAGGGCTTTGAAAATATGTAATTCTTCACGCGATATGAGTACCACTATTGACTCCCTTACTCCTGACAAAATCCGCGTCAAGGAGGCTTTCAAGAGGCTTATTCCTGCCAACCTCGCCAGCCCGGGCCTGTCCCAGTTGCCTCGCGGCAACCAGAACTCCCGGGCCAACTACTCCGTGGACCCGATTCAGTACGAGCTACTGACACAGGCCGACTTCCTGCGCGAGTACGATGTCAACTCCCACCTCATCAACTCGATGAAGTACTACCCCAATCCGTTCAGCAAAGACTCGGACAACAAGGTGTACCAGAAGATCAAGAGCAGGGTGGCCGTCGGCTTCCAGTCTCGCATCCACACCAAGCGTCTGACCGCGCTCATCGGCAACAACGTCAATCACCGCCTCATCCGTGGCTTCAAGGGCGAAGATGCACAGAACTGGCTCGCTGACTTCCGCGAAGGCTGGGAGGAAAAGAGCGTTGAGGTGGCCATCCACGATGCGATTTCCGCCGACGGCAAGGTCGGTGATGCCGCGATCTGCTTCTACCTCAACAAGAACAAGGTCGGCTGGCGGACCTTCTCCTTCGAGAACGGCGACATCCTGTACCCGCACTACGACCGCTTCACCGGGGAACTGACCCTCTTTGGCCGGGAATACACCGAAGGCGACCCCGACGGCGAGCAAACCACCTTCCTCGATGTCTGGGACGACACGTCCTACATCCGCTACAAAAAGACGCTGAAAAACAACGAGAAGAAGGAGTGGGAAATCGACGAGCCGAAGCGTCCGCACAACTTCCCGATGTGCCCCATCGCGTACCACCGCTACGGCGCACCGTTCTGGTCCCCGAGCCAGAGCCTCATCGACAACTACGAAATGGCCCTGTCCCAGTTCGCAGAGAACAATGCCGTGTACGCCCTCCGCATCCTCTACACCATCGGCGAGGAAATGGAGGTGATCTCCGACTTCGACGGCACGCCGCAGCGCATCGACTCCAGCGACCCCAACGCCAAGATCGGTTTTCTGGAGCCTGCCGATGCCGCCAAGTCCTTCGAGACGCAACTGTTCGCGCTGGAGCGCAACATTATGCGGAGCAGCTTTGCCGTGGAGACTCCAGAGATCAAGTCCGGCGCGGATATGTCCAGCCTGACGGTCAAGATGCTGTTCGCCGACTCCTACCTCAAAGCACTGGAGGACTCGATGAACTACCAGATGTTCCTCGACCGCGCCACCGAACTGTTCAAGTACGGATATGGCGTGGAGGTCCGTCACCGCAGCGACTACAACAAGTTCCGGGTCAAGGCCGAACTCCTGCCCTTCGTCTTTATGAGCGAGAGCGAGACCGTGGCCGCTCTGGTCCAGCTCGTCGGCAGCGGGGTCCTCTCCAAGCAGACGGCATCTGAACTGGCGTACAACGCTGGCTATGGTGTCGCCGACGAATGGAACCGCGTCAAGAACGAGGTCCACGAAGAAATGGTGGCCGAGGCGCAGGTCCAGAAAGCGACCAAGCAGCCTACCAACGTAGTAAGTTCAACAAGACAGAACCAGTCGTAGGCTATGGACCGCATCATTAAACAAATGGAACACGTGGAGGGCGATGTCAAGCGCGACATTCGCCCTTCCGTTTCTGAAATAGTATTGCTGGCGGAAGCCTACCGCAGGCTGGGGAAGGACTTCACCTTCGACGCAGATGCCGGGCTTGATGCCGCCGTGAACCAGTCCCTTGTCCGGCTCTCGGATAGAATCATCAGCGACATCGGCAACAGGCTGGACATCGCCATCGACGAGGCTGATGCCGATGAGTTCGACCTTGACATCAAGTCCTACGCCACAAGGCAGATTGACGATGCCACGGCCCAAGAGCGCATCGACGGCCACGTCTCCAGACTGAAATATGTCTTTGAGGCGGTTATCGCCATTGGCTTCGTGAACAAGATGTCCCGGTCCAAGATCGAGACCACGATAATGCAGGTGGTGGCCAATCCCTACTACCTGATGCTGATTCCCAACGCGAGGCGAGACGGAGGCTATGCCGCCACCCTTATCATTGACGGGGACCTCAACTCTGGCCGAGGCGTGAATAGCAACATCATTAAAGCCATCGCCCTTGTCGGCGGCACGATGATAGCCGATGCCTTCCACTACGGCAGGCTGCTCACATACAAAAGAGACGGGGCAATCGGATATGGAGTGAAACGAAACTCCAACTTCGACTGCCCCGACTGCGATGCGGTGTGCGCCGTGGTCCACCCCTTCACGGAAATCGTGGTCCCGGTACACCCGAACTGCTGCTGCTCTACGTACCCCGTGTTCCCTGACCAGCCAGACGAGATTTAAGCTGCTCTATCCGCTTCCGGCCATCCGCGATAATCGCGTCTGCCCTCAACACCATATCCCAAGCACCCTCCGCCACGAGACCGCGACGGAGGTTTTCTGTACAACGCAGGTCGAACTCGGCCCGATGCAACTCGGCTTCGGTATTGTGGGCTTTGGCCATTACTCTGCAGGGGATTCGGTTTCGGGCTTGGTATCAGGCTCGGCAGGTGCAGCAGGCTCGGCGGACTCGGGCACGGGCTGCTCGTCGGCGACCTTCTCCTTGATGTCCTCGACGGCCTCGTGCAGTTCGCGCTCCTCCTGCAGGATCTTGTCGTCCTCCTCCTTGCCGATGTTCTCCTTGATGCCGTACACGTCCTTGTGGCGGTTGATGCAGGCCAGCACCACTTTGTTCAGGTCCTCATAGAGGGTGGTATCGGGCACAGTACACAGCAGGTTGTACATCAGCGTGGCGTAGTTGTGCAGGTCGTTGCCGTACTTCTTCGGATCCTCCAGCATCATTTCGAGCAACTGGCCCTTCGCAATGTGGCGATTGATGCGGTGCGTGATGGTGAGGCTGATGTCCTGAACCTTGATGTGGTCCGGCTCCAGCGTGTACACGAAATTCCCGACTCGGGTATCTCGCTTGTCGAGTTTGATTTTTCCGTTCAGAATCTTCATAGGGCTACTTCTCTATCTTGTGAGCGATGCTGCCGAGGGCAATCAGTGCCATCGCCATCATCATTTCCTGCGAATCGCCATCTTTGGTGATCTCACTCGGGACTTCGATTTCATCGTGAGTGGCGATGTAGTCACGAATCTTCTGCTTCTCCTCTGGAGTGGGCTTCAAAAGGACGACCAGTGCGCTGATGTCCTCTTTGTCGATGTCAAAAATCAGTTTCATATCTTTTTCCTGTGATGGTTGAAAAATTTCCGTCTTGGCGTAAGAAATTTCCGCGAAACGTTCCAGAATTTCCGTTTTATGTGCGAAAATTGCAGGAATCTGTGCGATTTCGACCCGAAAACGTGCGATTTCCTCATTCTTCGGTGTCGTCGTCGTCGCCGTCCTCCTCGAAGCCGGGCAGCACACCTTCCAAGACAACAGGCATAATCACGCCGACGAGGTTGTGCGCCAAGCCGTCGTCCGCCGCCTGCTCGATGTAGATTTTCTTGTCTGCAGAGGTGAACCGCATCGCGACAGTGGAAATGTTCATCGCTTTCGCAAGGTCGGCCAGCGTGCCGGGATTGATGCCAATGCGACGAATGGGCTTGCGTTCATCCCGTGCGTTGAAGATGGCCTCGAAGTCCGGCATCTTCTCGTCCCGGTTGCGGGCCAGTTCAAACGAAATCTTGGCTCCGGCGAACATCGCCCAGATGGTGCAAGTTTTCACGAACTCGCCCGTGTCTTGGTTCAGGTCCTCGCCGAGTTCAATCTGAATCGGGTCGAAGTTGTAGAGGATCTTCATCAGCTTGGCCGGGATACAGAAGCCGTTCAGCTTCTCACACTCCTCGAAGGGCAGGCCGAGGCAGAGTTCGAGCGGGACACGGACCAGCGCGTGCCTATCGCTGGCGTAGGCGCAGTTATTCTCAAAGTAGATATTGCCGAAGGCATCGCCGCCATCGCCATCGCAAACTGCAGGCAGATAGTACTGCTTGTTGAAGGTGTTCTTTAACTGTGGCATATAACTTATTGATTTTTGGTTGTTTCCGTCCTATATAGGTAGTAGCGCACCTCAACACCACGGTCCTTTGCCACGTGGTATCGGTTCAATTCGCGGGTGATGGCATCCTTGCTCATCTGTCCGCCGAGGCCGTTGTAAATCCGGCTGGCGGTGACACGCTCCGGCTCCTGCCCCGAGTACTGCGGCTTCACGTCGTAGCCGATGCCCTCCAAGAAGGCCACCAGCGGACTGGCCTTGCCCCGCCGCACGTCACGCATCATTGCAGAAACGGCCTTCTCCATCTTGATGCAGCGCGTGAAACTGCCTTTGTGGTTCAGCAGGCGGCGACGGCCGTCCATCACCCACCTGAATATGCCGGGCAGCTCCGCATCGCAGAGTTCTGCAGCCAGCTTCTTGTTCTGACGCTCGGGCGGGATAATCACATCGAACTGGAACGGCATCAGCCTACGGAAGAAGGCATCGGTGTCGTCCCTGAACCTCGGCCTCTCGTTGAAGGCGAACACCAGCGGCGGACACTTCACGATAACATTCCCGGCGTAGAGCTTCCAGCCCTGAACATCCTGACTTGACGATAGGGCTTTCAGGCCGGAGTCAAACGCCGCGCTTTTCTTGATGTCCGGCGCGAAGTTGAGCTTCTTGCCTTCAACGCTCACCAACTGCTTCGGGTCGATGAGCTGATCCGGCGACAGGAAACTGACCCACGGCTTGCCAATGACGTTCTTCATCACCTCGAAGATCACACTCTTGCCGTTGCTGCCCTCACCAATGAGAAGGGCCATCTTCTCGATGCTGAACCGCTCCCGGTCGATATAGCACATACCGAAAAACTCCTGCAGGCACGCCCGCTCCGAGGCATCGGGCAGGACCTCCGCCAAAAACGCCTCCCACTTCGGGCAGGTGGCATCAGCCCGCCATTCGTAGGGCAGGGCGTAGTCCGTGATATGCCGCTTGTCAAACAGGTAGGACTGATTCCGCTGAATATCATACACGCAGTTGATGAAGCAGACCTTCGTCTGGTCGCGGTGGTATGACTTCTTGAACAGGACGGAGAACGGCATATCGCCGATCTTCTTTGCGTCGGAGGCCCCCACACCAAACTCGGGCAGGATATTCGCCACGATTAGCGTCAAGCTGCGACTGGAGAGCTGGGTATAGGCCCGGCCATCGAAGAAGGCCATATCGCCGTCGATGTAGCACAGGCTGCTGGATTCCAGTGCCTGCCGCAGGATGGTGACGTAGCCGTCAATCCTCTCCGTGGCGGAACGCGACATTCCAGTGTGCTTGAAGTCGTCGGCGTGGGGCCGGAGCAGAGTCACTAACTCCTGCTCCAGAATATCGAGGTTGTCAATCATCTTTCCTCACCTTTAATGTGGAGCGGACAATGATGTTGTCTCTGTCGTCCACATAGACATCGAAATCGAAGTAGTCCCGGCTCTCGCTCCGCAGGAGTTCAACACTGCGAAGGATGCACTGCTTCTGGCCCCAGCGCACGGCAGCGTCATAGACATCGCGGGGGTCGCGGTACTCACCCAGCCTGCGCCGGATCCGCTCCTGCTTACGGGGCTTAACCACCGTCACCAGAGACAGCCTTCTGTATGGAAGTTTCGGGGCCGGATCAAGGCCATCGGCCCAGTGCCGGAGCCGAGACGCGACCCACACCCTCATCCGTGCCAATTTATTTTTTCCCGCCCTCATTTGTACCAACTTTTTTACCTACCTCCTTGAACCAGACAAATCGCTTGTCGCGGCGGTCGAATGGACCACACTGCAGGTCGCCGCAGCCGAGGTAGAGCTTCGACAAAGAGCAGCCGCTGCAGGCTTCGCTCGGCACGCCGACTTTCTCCGCCGCAATACACAAAAAGCGACGACCACTGACCGTCACCTCATCCCCAACGGGGACGAATTTCGTAGGCAGAGACGACTTCTTGCCACGGGCCTCGCGCTCCACGTTGTAGGCCGTAATCACGGCCCCGGCAAACTCGACCTCGGCAGCAGAGAACTCGGTGCGGTCGCGATAGGCCCGACGCAGTATTTTCTCGACAAGTTTCATAGCCCAAAGATAAGGACTTTCTGAAACAATCTGAAATAAAATTTACATCGACGGTTCCCCCGCCACACCACCCCCTCCAGTCACAGACCATTTCTGGAAAGGCCATTTTTGACCATTTCAGTCCCCGTAACTCATTGATAATCACCGCACTCGTTAGGTTCTCGTAGATTCTCGTTAGGTTTTTCGGAAATGCGCAACGCAATACTTTGATAATCACTACTTTAACTATTCTTCGTTAATTTACACCCCCTCTACCCTTGTAATATATGCGCAGGTAAAAGAAAGAATATAATATATTTTGACTGAAATTAACGAGGCCATTGTTACTCAATGACTTACGCTGCAAATTCAACGAAAAAAGTAACGCAAACCTAACGAGAAATTAACGAGGACGCTGTGACTCAACGCTTTATGCCGCATCCGCGTTGGGCCAATCCCGAAAAAACCAAAAAAAAATTTAGAGGGAAGGGGTCCGTCAGGACCGCTTATCTATACTTCCCCCTTCCCCCCTTTGCGGGTCTGGCCGGGCCTTTGTCGCTGTCTCCGGCTGGGCGTTTGCATTATCCGTATAATATAAACCGTTTCCGGGCTTTTACTGGGCTTTCTGGGCTTCTTCATACAATTTGCAGCCTCGACAGCTTAACGGGGTGTAAAATCTTTGTAGATCCGGCCTTGTTTCGTCCTCGGTTTTGGTCTGGTTGATTAGTTTTTGTATTGCTTGGATCGCGTCGGCTCGTTTTGTCGGGTCTGCAATATCGTTTGCAAGACGGTTTAATTCCTGCAGGGCGTTTTGCGTATCGGTAAAATCTATTTTTGCGGGTTTTGGCTTTTTTTCTTCGCTGTTTCCCGGTTTCGTTTCGTCCTGTCCTCCTTCATCCTGTCCGGGGTTGTTTCCGGCGTTGTCTGCTGCCAGCCTGAAAGATTCTATTTTGTTACGCCAGCTTTCCCGGGCTTGTTCGGTGTACTTCTCCACTTTTGCGCTGTGTTTCCACTTCGACGCTGCGCCAGCTATATTTTTTGCGCTGTACGTGCTTGGATCGTTCGGCCTCGAAAGTAAATATATTTTTTGCCAGTCGTTGCAATCGGTAACGATCGCCCACAAAATAACGGCTTTTTCACGCTCTGACAAATCGGCGTTGTAAGTTTTTACGGGTTTAATCTTTTCGCGTTTCATCTGGTTTTTTTTCGTGCTGGGGGTTTACTGTTTCCGGCGTTCCGGCTGTTTCTGTCTCCAGCTGCAAAGATAGCAAGAAATTTTTTTGAAATTTTTCGCAATTTATTTTGTAGTTTAATAATATATTATTATATTTGTAATGGATTTAGAACGGTAGCCCGCCGGGACAAAGGGCGCAAAGATTATGAAACAGACCCAATTAAAAAAAGCTGTTGTTTGTCTGGGACTCAATGACAAAGACAGCAAGACGCAAAAGATCGAAACAGCCGCCGCCGCTGGGATTCTTCGCGGCCTGCTGTGCTCCCGGTTTTATGGTGCAACGGTTACGGCCTGCGCCGGGATCTATACGCACGACAACGGGGAACAGGTGAACGAAAACAGCTTCGCAATTACGCTTTACTTCGTAACGCTGGAACAGGTCCGGGATTTTGCCGGGGAGCTGTGCCGGGTTTTCAATCAGGAGAGCGTAACCGTTGAAACGGTCCGCCGGGGCTTTTTCGGGGATCGGTTAAGCGTTGAATTTTTCCAGCCCGGCAAATAAGCCCGGGCCGGGATTCTTCGCGGCTGTCTGGGACCGCTGCCGGGATCGTCGCCCGGGGCCGCGCCAAATATCAAAACCTTTCCAGTTATGCAAACTTTTACAATTCAATGCACCGTAACAAGCGAACGCGCCGCGCTTGCTATTGTCGAAATTTGCCGCGCTTGCTACAGCTCCGCCCGTTTGATCCGTCTGGGCTATATTGGCGGGTATTTCCACGACGCGCCCGCGCTTATTGAATGCACGGCGAACGACGAACGCGCCCGGCGTGCGGGCTGGTCCGCTTTTGTTGACAAGATGCACGCGGCGGGCTATTCCAGAATGATTTATTAAACCGTTTCTAAATCCAGACAGGGCCGCAATAAATAGAAACTTTGCCCGGGGCGGATCCGGGGCGGCTCTCTAAATTGTTTAACTTTTGAAGCGACGGGGCGACGCTATAAAACGGCCAAAAATCAAGATGGAACGTATTAAAATGATGGAGATCAACGGCAAGACTTACGAAGTTTTCGGCCAGTACTGGGAAACTCGCTACAGCTGGGGGCACAACGCCTATTTACTTATTGACGGCTGCGAAGTGGCCCGGGACAAAGTGCGCTATTATAACAGGACGTGGGAGTCCTACCGTTTCCAGAGTGCCGGACAGTGCGCCGTAGGCCGCTATCTGGACAGCCTGAAACAGCGGGCACTGGACCGCTACAGGGAGGCGACGGGCCGCGTGCGCCTGTCTCTGGACCTGAAACAGAAGATCTGGGAGCAGGACGCGGAGGTCCGGGCCGTGGGGATGGTTTACGCCGCCCTGTAGGGCCTGAACGACTGGCCGGGCACGGAGGACGGAACAGGGGCAGCGACAGCCCCGCCCGGTCCCAAATCTTCAAACTATAGAACCGCCGCCGACGGGATAGAAACAGGCACAAAGACAATGAAAAAGCAGGCTATTTTACGCGCTATTTCCGACGGGATTACAAAAGTACTGGCCGCGTGCGTCGTCGCCCTTATCTGGGCCGAGAAGCGGGTATTTTGGGCGACTGGCTGGGAGGGCCGGGCACTGCGGCAGCTGTGGGCCAGTCAGGGGGACAGGCTCCAGAAGGCCCTGAACCGGGAGCACGGCACGGCGATCAAGTACGGATATATTGCACGATAACGGGGAGGGCCGCGCTATGACTCTACAGCAAATTATCCAGAACGCGCCCCGGGCCAGCTTCGCCCGGCACTACATCAAGGAGGACGACCACGACCCGCGCCGGGTGACAGTCAGGACAGGAAGCCCGGCGGATGCCGTGCGGGTTATTGAGGCAGTAAGGGCGGCGGGGTACTTCGCCCGGCTGGAGGATCCGAGACAGGGGCGGCAGGTAGTGGCGGCAACGGTCGCCTGTCTTATCTGAACGAACAGGAGGAGGCCCGGGGCCAGACCTGAAAAAGAAGCGGCGGCAGCTTCTCCGGGCGCAAGGTTTAATTTAGAACGATTCAAAATTATGAAACAGGGTACAATCATAGTTTACTGGGGTCCAGTCGGGGCGATGGTCTATTTTTACGTGACCGACAACGCCGAGGGCCAGCACGTTTTCTGCAAGCTGG